TATTTACAGGTATTTGTACAACTACTAATTCAGGTCTTGCTAACGCTCTAATTTGTAAAGATTTAAACTTTGGAGTTGATGTACCATTACCATTAAGTTCTATTTTTGCTGTGACATATCTTGCAACTCTTTGTAGCTGTACTTCTTCACCACCAGTTCCTGACTGTTGACTTAGTTCTAGTTGCCATGTACTATCAGATGAATCATTTATTGATTCAAACTTATTAGATATAAAAACATCTATACTTTCTCCAGATACAAGTTCTTCTGTTTCTATTTCAGCACCAACAAATTGTTTTGATTCTGCAGTAAAAAAATCTGCAGGCGGTGTAATAATAAATCCATTTTCTTCAAAGTTATCTGATTGTAAATATAATCCACTACCTGTTACAGCAAACAAAAACTTTTCGTTTACTCTACAAATGTCTTCTACAATACCTCCAGCAGCAGCTTTATAATATCTAGCTATTCCAGCTGTTGGTAAATAATATCTCCACAAAAAACTTGTAGATGCTGATTCTTTTATACCTACATAAACAGAATCTCTTGTTGAATATAGTTTATTTGGAGAAGCGTCAATACTATCTATATCCCATTCTTTTATTAACTGATTATTACCAAGAACATACAGGTCATCAGCAGTTTGTAAAGTTGCACTGTAAAATCTTCCAATTTTTTTTGTTCCTGTCTGGTCTTCTTTTGTACCATAGAAAACAATTCCATTAGATTCTATGATACATGTAGGAGTTTCATTAGTTATTTCTGTTTGACCTTTAACTGTAAAACTAGCGGAAACATCTTTAAATGAATATATTCTTCCATCAGTTGCAGTTGCTAATGCAACAGCTCCTGCATCTGTAACATCTGTCCATGTTTCTCCAGAAGCTAATGTTACTTTAGCTGATGAAACTGTTGTAGCTCCATCATATTCATAAATAGCATTTCCAGCAGAAACTAAAAATTTATTTTTTACAGCCCAAATACCATCGAATGTTTGTGCTGTAGATTTTTGTGTAGATGTACCATCACTTGTAAGTGTCTCTATTTCTCCTGCTGAACCATTGTTAGCCACTATATATAGTAGGTCTCCATGTGCAGCTAAACCTTTAATGTGATAACCAGCAGTTAAATCTGTAGATTGTGTAGAAAAAGTTGTACCACCATCAGTAGATTTATAAAGTGTTGCATCATCAGAAACATAAATAGTAGTACCTACTACTGCTAAATAATTATCACCATCAGAAGAAGATAGAGACCTAGTATTGGTTGTTGTATTTAATAATTGTATATTATAAGAACTGCCTAAATCTTTTTTAAAAACATCTATACCTTGACTATCCCAAAACCTTATTGTATCTTTATCTGTTCCATCTCTTCTGTGTGCTGTATCTAAATTAGAACCACCAGAAAAATTATTACGTGAAAAAACTCTACCAAGGTTAGATGTAAAGTCTTCTGCGTTTTGTCTAACATTTACTTGACCACCTTCAACATCAGAAGATTGTATAGTCATATCTCTTCCTGGACCTACAGCACTTCTGTAAAGTTGATTGTCAATACGAAAATCATATCCTTTTCTTTTTGGATTAGATACCTCTGCTTGTGTAGTTAACCTAGGCATAAGTTATTTTATTTAAGGCAACTGGTTCTGGATACCTTGCTCTTAAATCTTTCCTTGCTTGCTCGATTAAATCATTTTGATACCTTAATAAAGATGTTCTAATGTTTGCTGCAGAGTTCACAGGAAATGTAGATGTTGATAATTGGTCAGTTATATAATCAGCTGTTGCTGTTGGTATATCTCTTCCTGCAATTATTTGTGCTGCAACACCTGCCATAATAATTGGTTCATATTCATTTTCTAAACCTATTTCAGCTAGTGTATTATCTTCTGCTGTTGGTTCTATAAACTTTTTTTTGAATGTAACAAAGACTGTATGTCCTGATGATACTCCATACACTTGCAGAGCATTGACTTTATTAGGTCCATTGTTAGTGTAAGTTATTGTTTGAGAGTTTCCATCAGCATCTGTATAGGTAAATGGATTTGGTAAATCAACAAGCTCAACAGCAACACCTTGATAAATTATTCCTGTTTCATCAGAACCAGCAGAAAAATCTGTCATTTGTGATATTGCACTTATTGGTGCAACTAAATAATTATCACTTGTTCCACTTAATGGAATGTATCCAACTTTTGCTGAAACTGATTTAGTTTCTACTGCAAATAAAGTAGGATATAAATTTTTTATCTGGTCACACACTGCATCAAAAACATTTTTTCTTGGAAATGGTGGTGCTATTTTAATTGTTGCACCTGAACTATGTGCAGAAGCAGTAGTTCCTCTGACACCTCTTACTACTGTTACTTGGTCGTTTACAGTATCAAGTGCTTTACATAACATAAGTTCTTGTCCTACTTCTATAACAGAACCTGCTTCCATAATATCTTCTTCTTCTTGTGTAAGTAAATCTCCATTAAAAGATACTGTATCTGCTGAATCTGTAAGGCTTGAAGTCAATAAACTATATGGTTGTAAATCATCCATAGGTTCAAGATATTCTCTATAAACTCTATCTACTAATCCTTGTATGTTTGTACTCATTATGCAGCTCCTTCTTCTACTAATTCTGCAGCGAATATTGCTTGACCGAATGCACCTAATGCAAATAGACCATCATTTGCTTTTATTGTTGGATTAACAATAGGAAACGAAGGTTCTAATGGTTGGTCAGGAATACTTTCTATATCTAGATTTCTTCCTTCTTTAAGTATTACGAGCATACCCATTGTTGCTCCTAACTATGTCTAAAGTGTAATATTATTTTTCTATCTGCAGCTTCGCTACCATTTGATGTTACTCTAATGTAACCATTACTTGCGAAAGCCCAACCTGAAGGGTCTACTCTTACTACATCACCAGCTGATACTGTATAACTTACTTCAGTACCATCTGTTTCTTTTACATCTGCCCATGTGCTGTTGTCTAGTGCAAAGTCAAATGTAACAGCAGTTCCTGTCATAGCTGCAGGAAACTGTATAGCACAAAGCAACATACCTTCGGCTTGAACTCCTAATGAATTATTCGCATCTGCAGATTGGTCTATTAAAGCTTGTTTTGATTTAATCATATCTTCCTTACTATAGCAGAAGAAAAGGGTGGAGGTGGAGTTCCACCCTAATCTTCAATGTTAAATTATTAACTAACTGCTTGAATTTTGCAGTGATATGAAGGAGGTCCGAACTCGAATCCCATCTCCATATAAATTGCTTTTCCAATTCTAGCGTTTGCATCTTGGTCGATGTCACGTACGAACACAGTTCCATATCCAGGGATATTGGTAAATACTGGTTGTATGTAAGCAAGGTCTAAGATGAAAGCAGTATTGTCAGGCATGATATCTGGGTCAATAACCATCAAGCCAATTTGACCGAATGGTGTAATGACTGTATCAATGTCGACACCTGCAACATTTCTATCTCTAGGAATGATTGCTCCTGCTATATCAACTGTACCTTTAACAAGTTCATTGTTAAGGTCTAGTAATTGTTTTGGACTAACAGCAAGAACAGGATTAGTCATTGGTGCATGGTTGTCATACATTCTCTTTAACGCACCTGAAATTGTTGCGAAAGAAATGACTTGTGTTGAACCACTGCCATCACCTGCTGTGTCGTTGTAGAAGCAGTTTCCTCCTAATGGATTTACTGCTGCTGTGTTTGAAGCGTTCTTGTTTAGTGTTATCCACACGTCAAGACCATACATTTCTCTAGTTCCAGACCCAGGTGTTACGTTAGCACCATCTGAGAAAGAACCATTGAATGCAAACCACTCAACTTCTCTTGCTACTTTTTCCATTGCTTTTTCCATTTGGAAAGCAAATTCATCTGCCACTGGGCTACCACCAAAGAAAGCCAATTTGTCTGCAGCTGTTGTTGTACCATCTCCATCGGAGGTATTTACAATGTTAGCTGACAAATCAAATGGATTTTGATTAGCAGTAGATGCCAAAGCGGTATATGTCATTTGTACACCCTTGTGAAAGATTTGTGTTACATAGGTATATGCAGCCCTGTCTCTTCCAAGAAATTCTGTAGGTGTAGAACCTTCTTGTCCTTTAGTTGGTTCGGTAGAAATTTTAGCATTGTCTTCTACTTGGACTTGCCAATATGTAGAACTAATGCTTTTTCCACCATTTAATCCACCAACTGCGGATAATAAAGGTGTTCTTTGACCACCAACTTTAAACAATTCACCAGCGAAGTTATTAATATTTTGAGCATATAACGTATTATTTGTTAACGATATTTCTGCCATTTTTATCTTCTCCTATAAATTATTTTTTGTCTTCTTTAAGAGTATCTAACATACGCAATTTAGCGTTGATAGAATCTCTTGTACTTGTAGTGGAATCATTAATGAAGTTGTTGAACTCTTGTGATATATCAACAGGTTCAGCATTTATACCAAGTTTATTGAGCTGTTCAACTCTTCCTTGAGCTTCAGTAACATTATCTGCAACTTTATTTTCAACGACAGGTTCAGCATTAATAGCATCACCGAACTCGTTGCTTACAAAATCTTTGATGTCAGTTACATTCATATCTCCATCGTAAAGTTTTGTTACAGCTTTTCCGATACCTTTGTCAGCTTCTAAACCTAATGACTCTAATGCAGTATTCATGGCTTGTGCCTTGAATGCTTTGTTCTCAGCTTTAAGTTTTTTAAACTCATCTCTAAGTTGCTTTATATTGTCATTAGAATCTAAAACTTCTTCAATTTTATCTTCTGTAGCTTGGTCTAATTTATTTTCTTCCATTATTTTCTCCGTTTTCTCTAGCATATAAAGAATCCCATATACATAATCGCTAGGTAATTAAAGGGATTTCACAAGGATTTACGAATATCAAACAACACACCTTGGTTGTGTCATCGCGTTTGCAGCCCTATATTTAGTGTGCCGAATCCTGCCAGGCACTAAATCTAGTATAGCAGGTTTATTGCTCTGTCAAGCCTGTTACTTGACCTTCTCTATTTTGTCTTGCACCTGTAGCTGCTGCACTTTCTGTTTCAGCTTGTGCAGATAAAGAACCTATTTGTTCCATAAAGTTTGTATCTGGTGCTGCTCCAAACTCTGCAAATTCTAATGCTGTATAATCTTGATTTTGTCTATTAAATCTTCTAGCTAATCTTGATGCTGTGATAGCTCTTGCTGTTGCTGTTTCGAACTCACTTGCAGCTCTTTGTGCAGTTATACCACTACCAATAAGTCTTTGTACAGCATCAAAGTCTATATCTTCTCCTGTTACTCTTTCAAATGTTGCACTTATCTGTGATACATTAAGTCTTTTGGAAAGTATCTGTGCATTGACTTCTGGGTCTATTGCTAAAGCAACAAGTGTAGATTCATTAGGCTCTACAAATTCTCCAAGTTCTGTTGAATAATATTGTTGATATTCGCCAAGTATTTGTGCTTTTTGGTCTTGTGGTACTGCGTTTATAGTGTCAGTAACTGCTTGTAATCTTTGTCTCATTTCATCTGGTGATACATTATTAGAAAGTAATTTAGGAAATACAGTATCAATGTTTTCTTTTGCATATCCACCTAAGTTATATTCATTGAAATGAATTAATACAGCCTCTTTATTTTGAAGATACTGTGCTTCTGTCATTCTTAATGAACCATCACTTCTTTTAATACCATTAAACATTTCTTCATATTCTGGTGCTGCACGTAAAGCAGCTAATGCAAACTCAACTTTACCTGATTGTATATATCCATCTACATATGCTTTTATAAGTTTTTCACCTCTTTGTGGGTCTAACTTAGTAATGTAAGGAAGTAATACCTTTGCTTGCTCTACAGTAAAGTTTGCAGCAAAAGTATTTGAAACAGGATTATCTGGTGCTGAAGCAGTATTACCTATAAAATTTTCTCCACCTGATGTAAAAGATGCAGCTTGTGCTTCATCAAAACTTTGTGTATAACCTGCTTCTTCAAATTCTTTTATTCTATCTGGGTCATTACCTATCTCATAACCAGTAAGAAAATCTTTTCTATATACTTTTACCACTATATTCCCCTAACTACTGGACCACCTAATGATTTATTCATAAGTGATGCTACATTATAACCAAAAAATTTATTACCTGTATCGTAAGCATTTTGTCTAAAGTTTATAGCTGCAGTATTGTAATCATTTTGAAACTGTCCTAAAAAGAAATCTGCTTCTTCATCAGGAGCTTCTCCATATACAGATGTATAAAGTTTTATGTAAGGTGCAGCAACTTTTGTATAGTTCAGTCCTTTACCTGCAAATCTAGAAAAATATGGATTTGTATCAAATATATTTTGATAATATTCTTCAACACTTTCAGTACCTTCTGTTGCAAACAATAAAGCACCTTTCTTTTTGTCTGCTTCAGATAGTGAATTAAATACACCTGCACCTAAAACCTCAATACCTTTTGCTGTATTTTTATTATTGAAAATATAATCAGATAAATCTAACCCAGAACTATCAGCAGTCAACTTTGCAGATTCAGCAGAAAATAAGCTATATAAAGGTGAATCTTTTGCTACTGCGTATCCATCCATATTTTCTACATAACCAACAAATTTTGGTAGTAGTGCAACAGATACATTTCCTTCTACTGCTCGCTGTAATAGCTGCTCGTATAGTTCTGGATTATCTTTTTTATAATCATTTGGATTTAAACCCAAACGACTAAATGCGTTATCTAGTTGTGTAGTTCTTGTTTCTCGTAAAGCAACAAGTTTCATATTTGGTTTGCCACCAATGTTGTAACCCTGTGGACCTAAAGCATTTAAATATTCAATAGTTTCTGTAGTGTATGGTGCTTGTATAGCTAGAAGTCTTGGGTCTCCTGGGTCTATAGGAGTATTGTTTATAACTAAATCAAACAATAAATCCATTCCAGGATAATCTACGTTACCATCTTCATCTACTACAGCATCAAAAAACCATGGAGCAACATCTTCATACAATGCAATCCTGTCATCAAATGTTTCTCCAGGATTCCAATTATCTAAATTATTGTATGCAGATGATATTTCTCCTAATTGTAATAAATCTTCTCCTAATAATATTCCAGGTGCTGTAGTTACAGCTCTTGGTCCTATTCTTTTTGCTCCACTCACAGTGTCACCAAAACCATATGGGTTATATTTTTTTCCTGCATTATATGCAAGGAATGAAGTTCCATCTGGTTCATCTAATGTTTGAGATACATCCCACAAAAAATAATAAAAATTACCATCAAAATATACAGCTTCAGGTGTTGGTTTATTTGAATATGAAAAAACACCTGCACTAGAAGTATTTACAGTTTGATTGTCATTATCATTTTGTGCATTATCAATAGCTTTTTGTGCAGATTGTCCTTCTATTGTTAAATCTAAATCTACATTTTTAGTCGACATTTATTTCCTTCACTATTGCATCACTTAGTATTCCTTTTAGTTTAACTGATGCAAGCCATCTTCTTTGTCTTTCTCTATTATCTTTTGTCGAAAATGTAACTCTTTTTTCTACTGGTAAAGGTTTTCCATCTTTTAATAACTGCCCTGTACCAGGTTCTCTTTGTGGTGTAAATAATCTGTCAGGGTCTACAGCATCACTTGGAGTATTCAAACTTTCAAATGAATATTGCTGTGCATAATCTAAGTATTGTGGTGTATCAGGATTTGTAACAAAGTCATCCCAAGTTGACCAAATATCATAACCTCTTTTATTTTGTAAAATAATTACATATGCTTTAGCTGCAAGAGATACATCATCTGATATCAGCTCCATAAGTTTATCTCCATCTATGTTTTGAAACTCAGGAACAAGAGGATTATTTATTATACTCACATCTACAGAACTTGTATCCTTTCCCCATACTGGTTTGTATATTTGTGCAGGTGAGTATGATTCTTCATCACCAAGAGCTTTACCCATGCTTGGTCCATCTTTATTAACTTTATTACCATCTCTCCACTCAGCTGCAGATATTGCAATCATGTTATGTAATACTTGTATATCTTCAGATGGGTCTTTACCTAATTCAGCACCTTTTTCTTTTAATTCTTCTGCTGCAACAATAATCTCATTTATCCAATCTATCCAAGGTATTTGTTCTCCGTCCATTATCTTCCTACACTAAATGCAGAAATCAAACTAGCTATACCTTGTCTTCTTGCTTGGTCTACTTGATTTGCTTCTATAAGAGGTGCAAATGTTTGTTTTATATATTTATTTAATTCAAACTCAAATGCATTTGATAAATCTTCACTATCTAAAGGTCCTCTTACTTCATACTCTTTTGGTTCAAGACCATATTTTCTTCTTCTTGCAGCATCACGAGCAGCCATATTGTATTGATTAGCACTAAGTTGATTTACTTCTGCAGCTTTATCATTAAGTTCTTTTATCTTTCCGTTAGCCCAATCTCTAATATCAGGTAATAAAAGTTCCATACTTGGTAATCCACTATATTGTGATATAGCATTTTCTATTTGTTGTCCAAGCATTTCTGAATCTGGTAACACTGTTATATTAGGTCCTAATTTATCTGGGTCTACATCTGTTGGGTCTATATCATCTAGTTGGTCTAAAAATATATCATGAACAAATCCTAAAAATGCAGCGTTATTTCCACCAGATGCTATTGCAATATCATTTAAATCATTTACATTTATTCCAAATTCTGTTTTAGGATTCATATATGTAAATGCAAGTTGCAATGCTTGCTGCGTTGCTTCATCAAATTCTCCTGATATATTTCCAGGGTCTAAAAAGTTTGCTGCTTCTAATGCAAGTTGAAAATCAATTATTCTTTCTGATGGCATATTATTTAAAAAACTTAAATGGAGTCCACTGTTATATAGTGGTACAAGGTCTTGGTCATTTGCCTGTGCTCTATATGTTTCTAATGCATAAGGACTTGCATCAAAACCATAATATACTGTAGTATCTGGATTTAAATATTGTGATTCAAAAGCGTATTCAGTTCCTACTATTGCTTCAACATTTTCTAAATCTTGTAATCCAGAAAGTAATTTATCTGTATTTTTATCCTCTTTATATTCAGCAAAAAGTTTTTCCCTTTGCTCATCAATGGTAGGTTCTGTTCGTGCTCTTCTTCTAGAAGTTTCAGCAACTTGCTGAGTCATATTAGCATACTCTCTTTGTGCTACTTCTATTACATCTTCTGGTGCTTCACCAGCTGCAGCTTGTCTTTGTTCATCTATTTCATCTAATGGGTTATAATCATCTCCTGTAAGACCAGCCATAAATGCAACTATTTTAGGATTAGACTCAAATCCTTGACCAAGTAAAGCTTGTGATTGTGCCATTGTATTTTCACCTTGACCAATAAATGTAAGCATTTGTGCTGCTGCCCTACCAGATATTCCAAGAAAATTAGCTATATCATTGGCAAAAGCATTAGCAACTGTCTTTATATCTAAGCCTGTTTTGATTATTGCTTCTCTAAGGACTTTACCTTTTAAATTTGCTTCTTGTTCCATTAATACTCCATAGGTGTGAATACGTCAGTAAATTCTTCTTCTATTTCAAATCTAAGTATATCATCATAAATGTAGTAGAAATCAGGGTAAGCCGAAAATAATTCTTGAGCTTTTCTTCTCAAAACTTCTCTAAAGTATGCATACTCTTGTCTTTTGAGTGATGCTCTTACACCATCTCTTGATTGAATAATTGCTAATACATTATTTCTAGCTTCCATGTATTCAGCAAAACCTGCCATAGAATTAAGTTCTTTCAAAGCAACTTTATCTCCATTAGGTAAATTAATTATTCTGTCTCCTTCTCTTTCTAACATATCAATAAGTTGTAATCTTTTTGATTCAGCATCTATTGATTTTGCAGTTTGAGAAGTTTGTCCATATCCAGGATATTCTTTTCTAAGAGCCATTCTTAAATCTGTAAGTATTTCATATTTTCTTGCAGGTGATAAATTATTGTGTACACCAGAATCAAACAATAATCTTCTTTGATATTCATAAGCTAATCTACCTTGTGCTTGTCTTACTGCAGTAATATACTCATCATCTGTCAAATCAACTCTATCTCTATTTGCAAAAGACTCTGCCCAAGCTACAAAATTAAATTCATCTAATGGATTATCAGGAAATAAATAATATGCTGTATCTGGATAAATACCCATAAAATCTTCATTTAATCTTTTGAACTTGACACCTTCATCTGTATAACTTCTTTTTGTTATTTCTTTTGATTTTGAAACTAATAAAGCTGTAGGGTCTAATCCAAATTGATTTACAAATTCTTTTGTAGCTAATACTTGGTCTCCTCTGTATTTAGAAAGTATTCTATAATAAGCATCTGATAATACAGATATTCCATAGAAATGATGATTAGGGTCTGCATCTTTGCTTTGTAATGGGTCAATATGCATTTGTCCACCAGGTGCAACTTCTACATCATATCTAATTACTGCACCTGTAGGAGCTGCAAACTGTATAAGAGTTCTTGCCATAGTCAAAAACATTGCAGTTTTTTTAGCTTCTTGCAATGCTTGTTGTTGTTTTGCAGGTGTACTGTCATCATAAAGTCCTGTAGTAACAAACATTTTTATGACATCTTTGTATGTGTTAGCAAAACCTCTTTGTATTTCTGGATTATTTGAACCTATTGACAATGCTTTTTTTGCCCAAGAAGGTATTAATGCATCTGCAAAAGTATATGGATTATAAGGACTATCAGTTTCTCTCCCATACGGAAAAAATATTTTATCTATCAATTCATTCTTTGGCAAAATTCTAGATGCTGGTATAGCAACTAATGGACCTAAACCTGGTGCTGGATTTCCAACAATCATGTTAAGTGATGAAACATATCCTTTCAAATTTATTCTTGCATCTGGTGCATCTATGTTTTCACCTGTTGTAGGATTTTCTACTGTTCTTCCATCTCTGTTGCCTTCAAACATCCAATTTGTCAACATTTCTGAGCCAGGAAAGAAAAACATTTCTTCTCCTGTCATCTCGTCTGTATGAAAAAATCCTTCATCGTCATCATTCAAATCTGCTTTTCTTGCTCCCTCAATACCTCTTGATATTTTACGAGTTGCTAATAATTTCTTTTTATTTAATAATCTTGACCATGTACCCATAATTTCTATATAAACTTCTGCGAATGGAAATGCTAGTCTAAGCATATCTGATACAACATGTCGTCTATTTAAATCATAAAGAAGTGATTTAGTTTCAGCTAATGCATAAGCTTTTGCTGTTTCATCTAATGAATCTAAATCATCGAGTCTTAAAATCTTACCTTCATCAGCTGATACTTTACCTGTTGTATCTAATTTTTTAATAAATTTTTTATCAAGTTGAGAAGCTTGAGCTTGTTTTTTTATTTGTGCTCTTAAAGAATCATCAAAGTATGCTATGTTATCTTCCATAAATCTCCAATAAAATTGTCTAAAAGCAGGTGAACGAGATAATCTATTTGTTGGAGAAGACATTACAATACTAAATAATCTTTCTATTGCTGCATCATAAGAACTTACTCTTTCTCCATCCATATCAAATACTGATTTTTTCATTACATGATATTGTTGATAAGGGTCTTTATTAGCTAACCATTTGACATATTTCTTTTTCATTCCAATAGTTGATTTTCTACCTATAGCTATTTCATCACCATCAATAACAACTTTTACAAGTCCTGATTCAATCCCATCTACACCTGCAGCTACATGTGAAAGTAATTCATCATCTCCTACTTTTGTAAGTTCAAACTCTATTTCAGATTGTGGAGACTTTCTAATTCTTTTCATACCTTCTATATCATCAAATACCCTTCTTGTTCCATCTGGTAATACCTCTGTAACTTTATATGAACCACCTGTTTTATAATGTAATCTAGCTAAAACAGAATCCACATAATCATCTGCCCACTTTCTATCATTCAAAACTTTTATCTTTTGATACTTTCCTGCTTCATCAGAACCATAAGCAAGTGCTGTTCTCCAAGTAGATAAATCTCCATCCCAAAATCTATCTTTTATATTTTGTACACCTAATCTTGTTTCTTCTAAAGAACCTCTGATAGTTGCTAAATTAGCTGCAAGAGGGTCATCTACAAGTTGGTATATTTCAGATGCAGCTGCACCATGATATCCTGCTTGTCCTTTTTCAACACCTTTAAAAGCAAATGTTCTTTTTAGTTTATCTCCATCTAAAATACCACCATGAGATAAAGACATAGCAGCTTGATGCTGTAAAGCTTCACCTAGAACTTCATCATCTCTAATACTGAATTGTCCTTTTCTAATTGTTTGTAATAGTTTTATATCTTCTGGGTCTCCTATAGCATTTAAAACTTCTTTTCTATTTTTACCCATAATCCAAGCAAAAGCTGATAATGGATGTGTAAATACATTATCTAAATCTGCAGCCCACATTCTGATTTGTTCTTCACCAACAACTCTTGCAGTCCACGCACCTCTAATAAGTATGAATGGCTTCCAAGCTTTGTTCATGTAATTGTCTCCTAATAATGAAAACCAACCTTGTACTAATGCATTAGCGTCTGTATCATCTGCAGATAAATCAAATCTTCTTCTAGCTGTTTTGACTGTTTGTCTTGCCCAAGCTGTAATTCCTTTTTGGTCTGATGTTTGTAAATCAAAAAGTTCTTTTACAGGTTTAGCTAACATCTTTTCAAAATCAGAAAGGTCAAATTCTCTTCCATCTTCTAAAGCAACAGTTTGTTTACTTTTTAAACTCTTTCTAGTTGAAGGAACTATTCTTGACCAGAACTCTCTTGCTGGAGAAAATACTCTTAAAAATAATCTTGCATCTGGCAAAGGTAGTGAACCTGATGCTAAATATTCTGAAATCAAATGTGCTGTAGGTCTGCCTACTACTGATTCTAATTCACCAAAATTTGCTTTCTTTAATACTGAATCTGTTACTTGCTGCAAAACTTGGTCATCTGTTGTGATTTCTGAAAAATATGAAAGTATCTGATTAGGTGATACTTTTGCATTTTTAAATACTTTAAATCCATCAACAACATCAAATGCATCTGAATTTTTTACAAATAATGTTTTTAATACAGGATTAATTTTTTCTGCATCTGTAAATGTTCTTGGTCCAACGACATTCACAGTAGGATATCTTTTTAATAATTGATGTACTTCATTTACTAATTCTTTTGTGATTTCTTGTGATGTATCAATAACGACTAAAGGTTTGTTACCTTTGTAAATTTTGTTAGCTTCTGGAACTGCACTTTGAGAAAACTTGCCTTTTCTAGCGTAATTAATTGCACCTATAGTTCCTTTACCTGCTGGAGCAGTTGCAGAATCAAATATAGCAATTGTTACATCAGCATCATCAATATTCTTTTTTGACCTTGATACAAAATATTTAGCTGGAGCAGGGAAAGAATCGTAACCTTTTTCTAACGCATCTTTTTCTTTTTGTAACCTATCAAGCTTCCTTGTAGTTTGAACATTATTTATAAGGTCTTCTCTTTGTTTAACTTTTGAATCTAAACTTGCTACTTTCTTTTTAAGGTCATTAAGAGCTTTTTGAGATTTTTTTATTTCTCTTTGATATCCAGCTTTATCAAAAGTATCATATTTTAATATTTTTGTAGGTCCTTCTTCTGTAAGATTGGTTACATATTTAAGAATTTTTTCCTGCTCTGTATATCTAACTATATCTGCATTTCTTACATCTGATATATCACCTCTTAATATCTTTCTTGCTAATACAGCTTTTTGTAATAAATCTTGAATAGCTATGTCATCAGCTATAGGACTAAGTTGCATTTCTTTAAATCCTCTTTCTAATGCTTTTAATTCTTCAGAAGATTTTTTTCTAACTTGTTTTAATTGATTAAGTGTATTACGAAGAACTGTTCCTCTTCTATCTTCGCCTACTGCTTCTAGTTCTGTTTGTTTAATTCTTTCGTCTATATATTTAAGTTGTCTTGCAGTATCATCTGTTACACCTAAATCATTAAGTTCTGCTTCATGAAACTTAAAACTTCCATCTGCTCTTTGAGCAGTGTCATTGAAACCTACATTGCCTGTGCCACCTGTTTCTATATCTAATTCTTTTGCAACTCTTAATGCTTGTATATCTGCACCTCTACCACCATTTGATATAACTTTATTTACAATAATTTCTGCATCTGGTTCATCTGTAGGAACTCGTGAAGCTGATTGATTTTTACGCAAAAAATCGTCTTTTACATCTTGAACATTTTTAATACCTTTTACTCTTTTGATTTCAGAGTTATTTACAATGTCATCGATAATATCTAAAACTTCTTCCATTTTAAAATCTACATTATCTAAATTATTTCTGCCTTTATCTAATATTGATATCTTTTGTAAGTTCCATGCTTCTTCACCATAAGCACTGTAAAAATATTTATTTGCTTCATCAACACTTGCTACAAGCTTTCCAACTTGATTTACTACTCCAGCAGGTAAACCTAATGCTTTGAATTTATCTTGAATGTGTCGTAAAACACCACCTTCTCCACCATAAATATCTAACATCATATTTAATTTTTGCAATGATGCAGGTTGTCCTTCTAATGCTCGTATAGTATCATCATCCATCGCATCTACAATTCTATCTAAAGCTTTTACAGCAACATCATCATCAACTTTTGCAAACTTCATAAAATCTTTAAGTTCGAAAAATGTTGTATTTAAATCATCCGTATTTATTCTTGGTGCTGGAAATACTTGAAATAACCTTCCAAAAGTATTGTTTGTTCCATTAAGCTTCATTGCTGTTTTTAATCCAGCAGCTGCTACTTTATCACCATAGATAAATTTTGCAGCACCTCTTGATAATGAACCTTTGAATAATAATGAATTAGCATCAAATCTTTGTGATATATCAGCAATAGGGTCTTCAATAGCTTCAACTAAAATATTTTTAACAGTTTGTTTATTATCAGCATCTCTAAGTCTTTTGTAAAGTTTTGCACCACCAGCAGACCTTGCAGCTGTTCTTTTGCCTTGTTTACCTAAAAGTATTTCAATTTCATCATAACTTTTTGCGTCAGCAAACATTTGGGCAATATCATCTCCAACTTTAGATTCAAAGAAAAATTGTTTTGCTGTAGGTATCTTTACAGTTTTTCTAACTACTTTATCAATAAGTCCTGCTTTTTCTTTTGTAGATGATAAATTAAAAGTTCTAGCTGCTTTACCTGCTTTCGCAAATCCTGCACCAACATATGTAGCTGGGTCTGTAAAAATAGTATACGCTGCATCAATAATACCTGACATAAGATTGAATGACTTTGTTCCAGGTTCAAACACTTCTACAGCAGCAACACGACCAGGAGATAATTTTACTGTACCTTTTCTACCTCTGTATGTTCCTGCACCACCTTCTCTTGTATTCATTTCTAACTGTGATATAGGTTTTCCATAATAATCTTGTATAATTTGTTTTACTTCATTAGGGTCTGCACCTCTACCAACAAGTTCTTTATATACTTCTGTATCTTCTGCAACAGTAGAGTTACCAAAATATCCTTCACCAAGATTTACTTTTCTACCTTGACGAAGTTCTTGAAATGCTCTAGTTGCGAGTGTAGGTCCTTGTTCTTTAAAAGATTGTGCGATTTCATTTCTTCCTGTAGGGTCAATTAAAGGTATAAGACTTCCAATACCTGTGAATGCAAGTAAAGGATTCATTTTTCTTTTCGAATAATATTTCATACCTGCTTGACCAAACTTCTTTACAAACTGTGATGCAGACTCCATACCTACTACAGCTGCACGTATAGAACCTCTACCTGCTGCTTTTACACCTTCCCACCAAGATGTTTCTTTTTCTAAAAATCTTTCTACAATACTTTGAAACTCTGGTGAATCTTTTGTAAGTCCAATCATTGCTCCAGCAACTTGTACATCTTTAGGTAAGAATCCAAAGTTTTGTGATATACCTTGCATGTTATAAGGTATCTGTGGATTGTTTGCAAAAAAATTATCTATCTGGGCTGCTTGACCTAATAACTCGTTTCTGTAATCATCGTTTTGGTCATCTTCCCAAGGAGCTGTGAAGTTCCACCGATATGCCATTAGAGCGTTCTATCAGATTCGTTTTGAGCCATTCCGTCATTCATCAATGCTATAATATCTGCACTCTGTAACACATTTGCCATTCTTCGTAATACCATGTCCGCATCATAAATAGGTTGCCCTGAAGCTGCCTTATATTGACTTGTCGATACATCTTCACCAGGATTATTAGTCGGTGTATCAAATATAGATTTACCTGGTTGTATAAATTGTCTTACTCTGTTCATTCTTGGATTTGCTGGTGCAGCAGGTGTTTGATTTTCTTGTACAAACATTTCTGCATTTCTTTGCAGTTCGTTTAGTTCTTCACCTTCACCATAACTCTCTGATTCAAACTGAGCTTTATTTGTTTGTGGATTAAATCTTGTCATTTAAATCTCCGTAATCAAAATCTTCTGGAACAACAAGCAAATCAATTCTTCCTAACTGAGGTATAAAGGCAATAGTTATTGCATCAATAATAAAATTAGGTTTTTGTTGTTGACTCATCAATCCATCATTAAATGCATCTTCATACATTTCCCACATAGGTTGTTCTTCTACTGTGTAATTATTTGCAATGATTTGTGCAAATGTAAAGTTGTCATCATTAACCAATAGCTCCTCCTAACAATGCTGCAAGATTTGGTGGTCCTTGTTGCTGAGGAGCTTGAGCCTGTTGTAAGACTTGTTGTTCCTCAGGACTTGGTTCTTCACCTTGTGTTGTAAAGTACTTCTCTAATATGTTACCCATGTTTTTTGGATTATTATATATTTCTACAACAGCCATCATTGCACCTTTATCACCTTGCTGTGATTGTTGTAGCAACATAGAATATAAAATATCTTCTGTTTTTTGTTTGACAATTCTTTCGTTAATTTGTGTAAGATTTTCTAAACCATCCATTTCTTGTTGCATAGTTTCTTTATCAATTATTCCTGCTTGTAATAACTGTAAACCAGTAATAATTTTATTTGGAGCATCGAACGAAGCCATAGCTCCATACTTTCTTTTTGTTACAAAGTTACTATCTATATCAGTTGCAGGAGTATAGTTTTCTGCAAATGATGCACCTTTGTATGTACCACTAATAGGTTTTCTTGTTCTTCCAAATAATACTTGGTCAAGTTCTAATCTTTTTGAATCAACCTCTTGTAAAGCATTTTCAAGTATTGTGTGATACTCAGATACCATTGCACCAACACCAGCTTCTAATTCTTCTAATCCTCTTCCTGTTACAAAAGAGTTTGGAGATATAGCATCATCTTGTACAGGATATCCTGCAACAACCCTGAGTTGTCTTTCTAATCTACCTACAGATTCAAACAATTGATATGGTAGATTATTGACAGGTTTTACTACTTGTGAACCAGGAGATAAATAGTTTATAGAGTTTCTACCTTTTCTATATTGTCCTGACTCTAGTTCTCCAATAATGTTTGTTTCTGTAAATACTGCATCCTCCATAGCTATTACAGATAAAATATTTATTTTTGCCATAGAAGCCATAAGTCCTATGACTTGGTCAAACTGAC